TGGCCTTCCTAAATGCCAAACAACAAGACTATATCTTGTGCCAGCGGTTACGGGTTTAACTCTATGCCATACAAAAGAAGGAAACACAATAATAGATCCTTTAGGTAAAATCTCTTTTGCTCTTCTTAAATGTTTAGCTTCATCTCTCATATGTGGATCGTAGTTTCTAAAATCAAATTCTAATTCACCACCTGTGTATTCTGAACCGTCTGTTAATTGACAAGTCATAGATAGTTTTCGAATCTTACCATTGTCGGGTCCTTCTTTTTCATAAGGTTTATCCCAACTATCACAATGCCAATCATAGTATTGGTTGTGTTTATATTTTGTAAACTGACACGATTCAGATCTATCCCATTCAAAGTTCCAACCTGCATTTCTATTTGCTTCGTGAACGTATGGGTGTAATTCTTTGTATATCCAAGTATCATTAAGCCATACTAAATCTGACTTTCTTTTTCTTTGCATATTTTTAACTTGGTTTTTATCTAATTTTTTATCTCCATAGCCACCTGTTCTAGCCATAACTTCTTCTTGTGAATTTGCATAAGCTATTACATCATCACAAAACTTTGGTGTGAGTGCTGCAGGAAAATGCCAATAGTAATTAGATATATTCATAAGTTATTGTTTGTACAAAGTTTAATGAATCTTTTTGATTGTTAGTTAAGTAATACATATTAGTTGATGGAAACATTATAAACATATTGTTTTTAAGTTCTATGTCCCAACTTCTACCTTTACGTCTGTTATCTTCAAAGTGTATTCTAACCATACAGTCTTTGACTTTTACACCATATAATAATGTAAAGTCTGGAGAGTTACGTAAATCCACTGGATCAATATTTAATAAAGGAATAGTTGTTTCTGCAGGTTTATAGATATTTCCCCACGTTTCTTTGTTAACTAAATTTACACCATACTCAAGACCAACGTGATCTCTCATATATGTATTTAACATATCCCAAGTTCTTGAGAATGGAAATTCTTTAGAGTTAAAAGTTGATTGTAAAATATCGTTGGTAAGTTTTTCTTGGTCTATCTCAAAACCTTTCGGCATATCGACATCACCATAATATAATGATTGCTCTGTTAAGACTTGTCTCTGCATACCACCACCGTTTTTAATTTATGCTTTGTTGTCTGTCAAGTCCCAAGTTTGATTAGCTTCATTCCAGTTGTAATGCCATCTGTGAGTATCGGCTGTATTTTGTGATTCTTGTTCTTCTGTTAATGCTGGAGCATCACCAATCGGTGATTTCCAAGAAACTGATGCATTATGTTTTACCCAAGATGCGTGAGGTTTTTGAGGCCAAAAAAGTTGATCATCTTCGTCCCAAGTATAACCTATACCTGCGTAGTTTCCTCTAAATGCTTTTGAAACATCTCCTTCAGTACCATCTTGGTTTCGATATTTTCCACCAGATGTATTGTAAGATGTTTGAATCCACATTTGTGCAGGCCAATTATTATGTGTCTCTAAATATTGTTGTCCTACTGTTTCATCTTCAACGCCATCAGCGTTTAACATATCAGAATTATTCAAAGTTAGTACTTGAATAACTTTACTGTTTGATCCTAGTTTTGCAAAATGTGCCATAATTATCTCCTATTATATATTATAAATTTTATTCATTCAACTATTGGAATTTATATCTTATTATTACTATACCAGAGCCACCTGCTCCACCATTTCCATTGCAAGAACCTCCGCCACCACCACCAGTATTTGCTGTTCCAGGATTTGTACCACTTGTTCCACCAGCACCAGCACCGAAAGCAGTAGATCCTGATGATGCTCCACCTCCTCCTCCTGTACCTGCAGGATTTTTTCCCGTTGAACCACCACCACCCGCTAGTGCTAAAGGCGAACTTGGAATAGTAGTTGTTACACCAACTCCACCTGGAGGTGAGACACCTGAAGGTGCCGAAGCATTTCCTGCTGCTCCTCCTGCTCCACCGCCACCAGCTCCTGTTGCGTAAGGTGATCCATCTTGAGATGTTCCACCTGGATTACCTTGGGAGGGACTTACGGGAGGTGTATTACCAGCTCCTCCTGCTCCAGCTCCTGATCCTGAACCACCACCACCTGATCCTCCTGCCGCAGCAAAACCTGTGTTTGAATTTTTTCCACCACCACCTCCAGCTCCTGTAATTCCTCCAAAAGAAGAATCACTACCACTAACTCCTGGAGGAGTACCTGGTCCTGGCGATGCACCACCTGCTCCACCTCCTCCAACTACTATTGAATAAGCTTGAGCTGTAACTGTAACTCTGTTTGGTGCACTTGGGTATCCATCTAAAGGACTAGCTGTATAGGGGGTTACAGGATTTTTAACTTCTCTATATCCACCTGCTCCACCTCCTCCAGATCTGTCAGAGCCTCCACCACCACCTCCAGCTACTATTACGTGAGACATTATATTATTAGCTGCGCAAGTTGCAGTTCGTGTAACTGTAAAAGTTCCTGGGCCTGTGAATGTGTGAATTTTGCAATTACCCGAAGTTGTTATTGTTCCACCTGTGGCTGCTACAAAAAGTGGAGCTCCTCTAACATTAGAAGTTGAATCCATAGTATTAATCCAACCTTGTGTTGAATCTACATAAACTAAAGTTACTGATTGACCTTCTGTACTTAAAACTGCATTTTGATTTAAATTACCAATTTTATCTGTACCATTGGGTACAATTGTTAAATTATTAGAATTAAAACTTTCAGCATAATCAGCTACTGATACAATCGCTCCAGCAACACCTGCTGGTAAATTCATATTAAAAGCACTGCCCGATGTGTTTACAAAATATCCTTCACCATTGGCAGCTGTGAATGTACTTGTTTTAATTGATCCTGTTTGCCAATCTACTGTTCCTGTTCTACCAAAACCTGTTTGTGATGCGCCACTTGCAAGAGAAACTGTATCACCTGAAGCACCAATTGTAACCGTAGTTCCAGATTGACTTATAATTACACCACCATCTGCTGCTTTTAAAGCTGCAGATTTTAAATCTCCAGATACTGTTAAATTATTATTTACTGTTACTGGAACACCTGCTGCTACTGCTACTGAATCTCCAGAATCACCAACAGTGACCGTGCCACAATTTGTTCTTGGACTAATTTTATTTACTTTTACTTCACTCATAATTTACCTATTGAAATTTGTACCTTATCATTACTATTCCACTACCGCCCGATCCTACAGTATTAGATCCTTTTTGACCATATCCACCACCGCCTCCCATATTGGTTGATCCATTATTTGTTGCAGGTCCACCACCACCAACTCCACCACCACTAGGGTTACTTATTGGTCTTCCACCACCGCCGCCAGCAAAATATTGTCCTGCAGCTCTTGGTGTTGAAGGGGGAGAAGATCCAGGTTCACCATAATTAGGTGATTGAGGACCTATAAAACCTGTTGGTACAAAAGATCCATCGCCACCCGTACTTATATCTTCTGCTCCTGCCAAGCTTGCTCCACCACCACCTGCTCCATATGAACCTGCACCAGGTCCACTTATCGGACCACCATTTTTTCCTTGAGCTGGACTTACCGGTGGAGTATTACCTGTTCCTCCAGGTATTGTTCCTGGTCCACTGGTATCTCGAGATCCAGCACCTCCGCCAGAACCACCTGGAACTCCTGATCTAACTGGAGTTGGACCATAATCTCCACCTCCACCTCCACCTGTTGATACAATACCTAAAGCACTTGAAGGTGAACCTGAACCTCTAGAACTACTTCCACCTGCAGCTCCAGCACCCACAACTATTGGATAACCTTGAGCTGTAACTGAAATAGCAGCAGGCCCATTTAAAGGTGAAGCTGGACTTAAAGCTGTAAATGATCTGAAACCACCTGCTCCTGCTCCACCACCTTGATCATCTCCACCAGATCCACCACCACCTACTACTAGGTATTCAACTGTAGTTGATCCTGCAGCATTACCTGTAGCTGATACACAAAAAGTTCCTGGTCCTGTAAAAATTACTGTTTTAAAATTACCACAAGTAGATGTAACATTACCACCTGTTGCTGTTACAAATTCAGCTTGAGCACCTGCATCATTATTTCCATCATTAACAACTAACCAACCTTTAGTAGCATCAGCATAAACTAAAGTTAATGCCTCACCTTCTGTTGAAACTATTAAATCATCTGTTGATCCATTAATTTTTTCTGAACCATTAGGATTAATGGTTAAAGCATTACTATCAAAAGTATTTGCATAATCTCTAAAAGAAACAATAGCTCCAGCTGAACCTGCTGGTAAGTTTGCAGTGATAGCACCACCTGTTGTATTTACAAAATAACCACTTCCATTTGCTACAGTTATT